TAGATGCTGCGACTGTCCAGTACGCATTGTATGGAAGGAGATAACAAATGGGTACAGGATATACCAGAAACGATACCGCGAATAATATCGCAGATGGTAACGTAATTAATGCGGCGGATTTGGATGGTGAGTTTGATGCCCTTCAATCTGCCTTTAATGCTTCAACAGGCCACTCTCACGATGGCACGACGGGCGAAGGACCACAGATTACATCTGCAGGTCTTGCTGCGGGGGCTGTAACATCCGCCGCAATCGCCAACGACTCAGTAGCTTTGGGTACGAAGACTACCGGTAACTATGTTGCTGCAGGCGCAGTATCAGGTGTCGGTTTGTCTGGATCAGCTTCGGCAGAAGGCGCAACCTTTACTGTAACATCTAACGCGACCAGTGCAAATACTGCAAGTACCATTGTGGCGCGGGATGCAAGTGGTAACTTTAGCGCAGGAAGCATCACCGTTAGCGGTACAGTGGATGGACGCGATGTATCTGCAGATGGTTCTAAGTTAGACGGAATTGAGGCAGGTGCAACAGCCGATCAGACGGCAGCAGAAATTCGTGCGCTTGTGGAAAGTGCAACAGACAGTAACGTGTTTACGGATGCTGACCATACTAAGTTAAATGGTATTGAAGCATCTGCTGACGTAACCGATTCAACAAATGTAGCTTCAGCCCTTACAGGTCTAAGCACTACCACATCCTTTGTTGGAAGTGACATTATTCCTATCTATGACGCATCTGCAGGTGCATGGAGAAAAGGCACAATAACAAATGGAGCATTAGCAGGTCCAACAGGACCAACGGGTCCAGCCGGAAGCAACGGTGCAACTGGTCCGACAGGTCCGACAGGATCCCCGGGTGGAACAGGCCCAACTGGACCAACTGGCCCCACTGGTCCGGCTGGTTCGAATGGTGCCGCTGGTCCTCCGGGACCAACTGGTCCGACAGGCCCAACGGGACCGACTGGCCCAACAGGCCCAGCAGGAACGCCTAGCAGTACGTTTAATGCTGTAGGTTCTTACGCTGCACTGTATACTCATGCTACTGGTTCTGGAATTAGCGTAGGCAGCACTGTAAGTGGCGGTACCCTTCGTTATAACAAAGTCGCTAGTAGTTCTGGAGGATGGCAAGGAACGGGAAACCAAACCAGCAACAATGGTGGTTCTTCAGTTAGCGGAACATGGAGAAACATGGGTCCAAACCAACACGCTAGATTTGATAACGAGAATTTCTTTTATGGTCCAGCCTTGTACGTCAGAGTATCTTAGAGGAGAAAACTAGATGGAATACCGAAACGCAAAATTTCTCACGGCTGATGGGTCGCAGATTGAATGTGAAATCAATCACGCGGAGCACGGTTGGATACCGTTTAATTGCATAAGAGACGATCCCTATCCTCTTTTTGATAATGTTGCTTTATTTGATGCAATGACTGCTGATCCGAATACGGCAGCATATGTACCTCCGACACCTGAAGAAATTGCCGCTGAACAATCGGCGACAATTAGAGGGACAAGACGAGAATTGCTTGTTAATGAAGTCGATATATACGCAGCTAATGCACTGCGTTGGGCAGACTTAACTTCAGCACAACAGGCTGAACTATCTACCTATAGACAAAACCTTTTAGACATAACCAACCAAGAAACATTTCCAGAATCTGTAACATGGCCTACCAAACCAGATTGGGTGTAAAATATGCAAATGGAAAATTTCGTTGAGGTTATCGACGATGTGTTGACTGAAGAAACATGCTTAAACTTAATTAAATCTTTTGAATATGCAGATGAATGTGGTTTAAGCTATCAAAGGCATGAAGCCGAAAAGTTAGTAAAGAAGGACACTTCACTTGGGTTTAGCGAAATAGCTTGTGATGGGATTCTTGGCGTATCCCCAAACAACCTGATTATCTTTGCAGTAAACGAAATAAATAAGCATATTTCGTCCTACGTTAACAAGTATAATAATGGTATAATTAGCGGTCAACTTGTAGAACCGGGTGGACTGCCACTACTAGCAACAGGCCATAAAATACAAAGAACGAGGCAGTCTGAAGGATACCACATATGGCATTGTGAAAACAGTAGTCTTGCGTGCAAGGCAAGATGCCTTAGCTGGATTCTATATTTGAATGATATAGAAGAGGGTGGTGAAACAGAGTTCTTATATCTGTCAAAAAGAGTAAAACCAAAAACTGGAAGATTGATAATTTTTCCCGCAGGGTTCACACACACCCACAGAGGAAACCCACCCCTGTCTGAAACTAAGTATATTGCAACAGGCTGGATGGAGTATACGCAATGAGACAGACGTGGCAAATGTGGCAAGGGCAAATATCCGCAGAGTCCTGCGATGACATGATCTATGATCTTAGGCAGTTACCGCCAATCCAAGCAGAGACATTTAATCAGGCAGGCGACTTAGAAAAAAACCAACATAGGTCAAGCATAGTACGCTGGGTGGAAGACCCACAAGTTAAAGATATGCTATGGTGGTACGTACAAGAAGCAAACCGACTTGCATTTGGCTTAGATGTACAAAAGGTTGGCAGCGTACAGTTTACAGAATACTCTGCATCTCAAGCTGCACACTACGACTGGCATCACGATGTAAATTGGCTAGGTGAAACTGCTTACGACAGAAAAATTAGCGTAGTATTGCAGCTATCTGATCCAAGCAGCTACGAGGGTGGAGACTTTGAATTTAATGAAGTTGAGTCACCTGCCCCAGATCAACTAAAAACAAAAGGCACGATACTCTGCTTTCCTAGCGTATTGCAGCATAGAGTATCTCCTGTAACAAAAGGCACTCGTTACTCATTAGTTTCTTGGTTTGAAGGACCGCGTTGGAGATAGTAGGGATGGAAATGCACAACCTCATAGACATGCTCGTCGGTTTGGTCCTTGCAGGTGGTGCTTGGTGGGCAAACGCAACGACCAAAGAACAGAAGCGCATTGAGATTTTGCTAAACAAGACTCGTGAAGATTACGCGACTCGAAACGATGTACGCGATGATATGCGCCGTGTCATGGAAGCTTTGCATCGGGTTGAAGATAAGCTAGATAAAGCTTTGGATAAAAGGTAGGAATAGGGAATGGCTACACAATATACTGGAACCCAACAACAAACTGGCACTACCATAACGGGAACTGGTGCATTATCTACACCAACTGCAGGAGCCGGTACTGTTCCTACTGCTGCACAAACCAGTCAAAACATGGCTGATCTTGAAAAACAGACTACAGATATTGCTGCAACCGCTGGTACTGCTGCAACAGAAGTCCAGCCTATTTTGTTACAAGAACAACAGGGCGAACTTCTTACTTCTGGATCAAATCAATTAGGAACTGCCCCTACGGTAAGCCTAGATACAATAGATCCAACTAAAGTAGGAACATTACAGACGCCTACAGCAAATCCTAATCTTGGTCAGGTAACCACTACGGCAACGGCACAACAAGACATTCAGAACATGACGTTTCAGGGGGCAACCTCTAACTTTAATCCCAATAATCTTGTTGACGTAAATCAAATATCCAACAATACTCTGTCGGCTGGTGCAATGGCAACGGCTGCAACTGCACCTCTAGATCAACAGGCAACCGTACAATACCAGCTAAGTCAGTTGCTTTCGGGTTTGGCACCGGGTCAACCGGCACCGCCGTGGGCATCCCCAGCGATTCGTAAAGCATCCGCAATCATGCAGCAGCGTGGTTTGGGTACTTCTTCTATGGCTGCTATGGCAATTACTCAAGCAGTTATGGAATCCGGTGTTACAATTGCTGCACAAGATGCGAAGGCATACCAAGCTATTCAGCTAAAAAACCTAGATAACCAGCAGCAAGCAGCCCTTCAAAATGCCCTACAAGTTGCAACTATGGACAGGCAAAATGCGGATGCTCGTACAAAGGCAATGATCAGCAACGCTCAAGCTCTTCTCTCTATAGACTTAAAAGAATTAGATGCACAGCAACAAAGCAATGCAATTAAGTATAGCGGTATGACACAGGCTGCTTTAAATGAAGCCGCTGCCGAAAACGCACGTTTGCAACTCAATGCAAAGAACGAGTTGCAAGTACAGGAGTTTTTTACTGAGTTAGGTGTGCAAATTGACACGGCAAACATAAATCGTGACTTGGCAGTAAAACAATATAACATCAGCCAGACAAATGCAATGAAACAGTTCAACGCTTCTATGGAAGATCAGCGTGAAAAGTTCAATGCAAATATGGGTTTTGCTATAGATCAGTCAAACGCACAGTGGCGCAGACAAATTAACACTGCAAATACCGCCACCCTGAATGAAACAAACAGAATTAACGCCCAAAACGCATTTAACGCAAGTCAAACGGCTTTGAATCAGCTTTGGCAAAAGTATCGTGATAATGCCACTTTTAACTTTACTGCTGCAGAAAGTGAAAAGCAACGAAAGCACGAACAGGCTCTACGGGCTATGGAGATTGCAGCATCAGAAAAGATGCTAGATAGTCAGCAAAAATCAACCATAGCTAGTAATCTAATTAAAGTTATTGGAAATTGGTAATTAAACAAGGGCAAGTAAATGGCAGACTTTAGTTTTCTAACAAGCGTAACCAATTTCTTTGGTGACGCCTTTGATCTAATTCAAAAAGGTGCACAGGTCTACAGTGCGTTGAGTGGTGATGATAAAGAAGAAAAAGAGCAGGGTTTTATGAAACCTGACTTTGCTTCATTTAGAACGAGTGCTGCTCGTGGTACTATGCGTAACATGGATGCACCACAAGGTTTGAGACAGCCCTTCTATCCAGAAAACGTACAGGCAGCTATGCGCTACATGGCTAACAACGCACTTAGTGATCGTAACCTACAGCGAATTCAAGATGAGGCACCAGCTAAACTTGAATATGTTCGTCCTAATGTGCTTATGAGTTATAACATGGACGTTGGAGATCAGGTAGGAAGTGTACGATCTAAAATGTCATACGACAGACTCTTGAGGGGGAACTAATTATGAAGGGTGAAAATAAGCAGGATATTGTACGCGGCAGTGTTGAAGCCGCTGACCCTTTTGCTGCTGCGCCTCCCGGAATATCCCTGACAAGCGACAATTCAAAGTGGCCGTGGGGTCAGCCACCACAACAGGTGGATGTAAAGAAGGTACTAGAAGAGGCAACAGGCAAACTAGATAACGATCCGGTCTTCTTGGATGAGATGTTTAAGCTGTTGGTTGCTGGTATATCTGTTGAACACATCGTAGAAACTTGGCTTATCGACGGATTTGAAAGCGGCAAATTCTCCTTAGATGCAGGGTTGCTGGCTAAAGGCCCGTTAGGTGTTTATATAGCTTACCTCGCTGAAGAGAATGGCGTACCCTACAAGATGTTTGAGCGTGATGATCCGGCTGCAGACAAACGCATGGCAGACAAAGATTACTTCGCTCTCTTGAAACAAAACAACCCACAGTTGTTCTCTGCGCTTCGTGAAAGGCTTAACGAGACTGTCCGCATGGGTATAGAGGGTGGAAAGCAGCAGGAGCGTGAAATGATGATGCAAATGCAGCAGCCAGCCGAAGAGCCGGAAGAAGGCTTTATGATGATGGAACAAGAGCGTGAAGAGGACGTGGCATAATGGACGCTATTTCTTATGGTATCATTGGTGGGTTACTCGACCTTACTCTTGCTGGACAGGCGCAAGAAAAGAAAGAGGCAATAGAAAAGAAAAAGAAACAAGCCGAAGCTTTACAAAAAGGGCAGGATACTCTTGTAACCCAGTTAGTTGCTAGCCCCGAAGCCGCTAATATTGCGCTGAGTAATCCAGCAATGGCCGCGCAAATTATGAATTTTGACGTTAACACACGTATGGCAATTGTTACTTCTGCAAGTAAAATTTATCAAACTCCCAGTCAAAAGTCTTATATAGAACGGGCTGCTTCTGATCCTGCTATAGCACGTGATCTTTTAACTAACAATCAGGTCAACGCAGATCCTGACTTCTTGAAAATTCGTCCCATGATTATGAGCTTGGCATCTCCCATGTTCACCAAACAAGAAATGGAAATGATGAAAGAGGTTGGGGGCGATTATGATAAAGCACAGGCGTGGAAAAGCACAGGACTTTTTGCAGAGAACAGCGTTGGGTACAACTATCTTAACGGCATCCAACAACCACAAGCAACCTATGAATCTGTACCTGAAGGAGCCTATACTGAAATAAAGCAACTGTTTAGGGATGAAAAACCTGCTGATGCTCTTGTTTTAATTGGTTCGTATTTTAACAAGGCAAAAGTAGCAGCAGCAACCGACGGAAAAGCTTTTAGTGATTTTACTCGTCTGGGAAGTCTTAGGGACAGCTACGGTAGTAAAAAGACTGATGCAGGATTAGATGACCCAGATTATTTGATGAGTTATCTGCAAAACGCCGTCGGTTTCTTAACGAGCAACGATAAAGTTGTTGGCGAAAAAGCCCAGAAAAAATTTGCACAGACCACGTTAGAGCGTATTGATGCGCTAGAAAAAATGAAGGGCAAAAACTTTAAGGTAGATACGCCAGAGGAGTTAGAACTGTTTAATGTTATCACTAGCATAGCTAACACTGCTGATAACGTAGATAAGAACGTATTAACCTTCAATGACGCAGCAAAAAATGCTGTCTTAAATGTACAACTAGATGAGCCGTTCTCAAAAAATAAGATAGAATTTGCGTACAATCTAAATAGAAACTATACCGTAGATCAACTAAAGAGTGTGTACGCAAGTATGGACGCTACCAACAAAGCACAATTTGAGCAATATATCAAAGAGGGATTAGGGGACAAGTTTCTACAGTCTCAGCAAACAAAAATGGTAGGCAGTGTTATAGAATCACAGATAATGCCTTATGTTCCAGAAATGCTACCTAACTTGTACGAGGCATTTCCTTTCGTAAAAACCTACACTCATCAGGACTTAAATCAGCCACCTATAGACGGCACCTTAGAAAACCGGCCAACAATAAATGCACGACAAGTACAAGATGATCAAACTACTCCTCTTGCTCCAACTCAAATTCGTACACAACTTGCAGTCTATGACCTGCCACCGGCAGTCGTGTCACTTGCAGAAAGGGCGGGAACGACCCCACAAAACCTAATTTTGCATGACAGTGGGTATGCTGGGCTTATGAGGGAAAATGAGGAGAATCCATTCCGCCTTTTTGAAGTAGCGAATAACATATCCCCTTTGTTTTCTGCTACTGCCGGTAATAGAGCAATTCAACCTGCTGCTGCACAAACGGTAGGTTACATGTTTGCACAGGCAGGGGTGTATGAATTAGCTGATCAGCTAGACGTTATTGCTGCAGTTATGTCCTCTAAAGGTCCACAAAGACAGTTTGGAGCAGCAGGTATACCGGGGTCTGTTTTGACAAAGTTCATACAGGTCGAAACTGGTCGTTCGATAGACATGGATGATATTGGCAAGATGATCGACAATAGAAATCAGTTTGCTACCAATCTGACGCAAGCCATTTCTCTTATGAGACAACAGGGAACAGGCTCACGCTTAACTGATGGTGTCACATCTACAATCCTAAATTATTTTGGAGTTAGGGGTAACGTATTCCAAAAAGCTGTGGGCGGTACTTACGCCTTCTTTGCCTCCAATGATTTTCGTGACGCTGACGGGTCAACGGCTAATCAACAGATGGGCAGGGTAGCAGCCCGTATTGACAGCTACATGACAAGTCAAGATTTTGCCAGTCGAAATGCACAACTAAATTCTTTAGTCGTGACTCTTGCATACAACTACGCAAAGACTATGGATCCAAGTGGTCGTATTTCAGAGCGAGATTTTGCAAGTGCTTTGGATGCTGTGTCTGGTGCCTTAACAGACAACCGCGAAACAACCCTATCTGTTATGAACATGCTACTAGATAAAACCAGAGATGCCAATCTGAGGGACGAACAGATTTTCGGTTTTGCTACTCGCACATCAATGGGTTCAAACTTCTACAAACCAACAGCCGGTGAGATCAGGCAAATACGTGCATTGAAGCACTTTGATCCCATTGTACAAGCTACACAAGATATGCAGTTTGTAGAGCGATACCAAACCGACTTACAGCGGCTTGGCGTTAACAACACAGACTTTCAGGATAGATACTACTTTGATGACGAATCCGCATCTTTTGTTTTTGGGGTAGTTGTTACAGATGAGTTTGATTTGTTTGAGCTTAAATTGGCTCCTCCAACATCATCAGATAGAGACGATATGGCCAACTTTAAGTCTATCATGGGCGGTATATACGTCAGAGGTGATGGCTCAATTCTTACAGACAAAGAAGTTAGATACTATAAATCTCTTAGAAACGGGGTCCAAAGTTAATGGCAGATACCATCTTTACACAAGTTCCTGATCCTAGAATCTATCCTTCTGAAACGGGAATGCCGGGGCAGACTGATGACTTTCAGGAAAAGACCTT